TTTTTTGAAAAGCCCACTTCACGCAGAGCCTTTTCAAATACTTTCAAATCCGCTGTGCCATCTTCGCGGAAATATTCCAATTTGCTGATATTCGCCATTGGGTTATTTGGTTGCATCACGATTGACACTTCTGCCAACCCGCCTTTTGTGATGCTGAAATAACCATCTTCGTCGGCATCGATTCCGGCATCTAACATATTGCCTTCAGCATCAACCATGCAATATTCGTCAGCGTATGCGCCAACAGAAACGCCGCCAACCATCATGGGCGATTCTTTCATGATTGTATAAAGATCACGCCCGGTGCTGGTGTTGGTGTAGATCATGCCGCGACCGATCATGCCTTCATCGGTAAACTCGAATTCATCCCACTGACCAACCGGCATCGATTGATCATTGTGTTGAAAATACATTGGTAGTGGTCTGCCAGCAGCGGCAAATTCTTTTGCCCATGCCTGAAATGGCGCTGCCTGATAATTGAATCGGCGACCGTCTGCGCCTTCACGCGGGCCCCAAGTTGTTAGCATCGCCTCAATCTTGCCTGCACTGTCGGCAGATTCGTCGGCAGATATGCCGAGCGCAACCTTAGATTCAAAGAAAAACGTCACGTTTTTAGTCATGGAATATCACCCTTTTTTGTTGCATTCCATTCAGTTGCAATGGCTTTGCCTTGCGCTTGTCTGCGGCTTGTTTTATTTTGTCTGCGGCTTGCTGTTGCTTTTGCCGCTGCTGGTCAGGTTTAAGCTTTTCCATTTTGCCCCGTCTTGCCGACCGAACTGGTATTGCCGCCGCCGCCTGTGTCTTGTGGTGATGAACCCGGAATCGGTTCAGATTTGCCGCCTTTATTGACTAGCGTTTTGGCAATCGTATCATCAATTTCCGAAAGCCCCAAATATTTTCGCGCTTCGTTTGGCGTCAAAATTCCAGCGTTGACACCAGCGACAGAATAATTCATTTGGTCAAGTGGCGCACCCTTCAGGAAATTGTCCGTCTGGAATTGAACGTATAAGTTTGGATAACCTTGCAGCAAACTCATTTTTAGCTTTTGCTCTACATTAGTCAGCAACGGTGCCATTGTGCTTTTGTAGAATTCATCAAGCATTGTTTGCGTGTTATTAAACTTACTCTCACCCACGCTGATCATTTGCGGTGGCACACCAAACACGCCACAAATCCGCTTCATGGTTTGTTCTTTTAGCTTGGCGACATCGGCATCCTGAATTGTCAGCATATCGACCGGCATATACTTCATGCCATTGTCCAGGAGCATTCCTTGTCCGGGCTTGCTTGGATCGGTTGGGCGTGAGCCGGTAAGCTGCGACCATCCTTCTTTCAGACGCGCTGCAATTTCCTTATATTTGGAATCAGGAATAACTTGATCGGTCACAAACAAGCCGGATGGCTTTGCGCCGTTCTGCATTACATAGTTTGCGTAAAGATCAATATCCTGATCCAAGCCAACCAATTCGGCAAGCAATGTGCCTTTGTTCCAGCCGCCCGAACCTTGCCAACCCATTTCCATCATGTGCATTACCTGCCAATACTCCAGCGGTGCATCTTTTGAAAATCCGTAGCTTGGCGTTGCAAGCCGATACATTGGGTAGCGTGTTTCGGTAAGCTGTGTGGTGATCAGCGTTGCGTCAAGAATGTACATTTCCAATGGCGTTTGATCGGATTTGTTTTGATCCTTGCGCCAAAATACTGTGTAACACTCGCCTGCCATATCCAGCCACATACTGAACTGATACCAGAACTCATATTGGCTTTGAAAGTTATTTGGGTTTGCCAGCAGGTTATAAACTTGCCGCGCTTTAATTTTGTCGCGCTGCCCAATCGACGGATCATGGCAAGCGTTGACCAATTCATCGTTGGCGTTGTACGCCATGATCTGCACCGGCAGTTGCGAAAGCGCCCTTGCTTTAACTGCAAGGCAAGCCATTACGGTCGAATTGCGCGATAGCACCGACATATCGACGGTGCGCCCGGCTTGGGTTGCGCTTGATGTCGTGACATACAACATTTGCTGGAATGCGGATGTTGATCCGATATTCCGCAGCACATTGTTGCCTAATGTTGTCTGCCCAAATAGCGTGTTGCTTTCGGATTTGGCGACCGAATTGCGCTTAAAGATATCAAGCATTCCCATAATATTCGCCTTTAAAAAGTGCGGAATCCATAACTGCCACTGTCAATTGGGTGATCTAGTGAGCAATGAATAGCAATAATTAGGGCGATAATACCATCAACTTTTGCGCTTTTATCTGCCTCATTCTTACGAATTTTTATGTTTCCGTTTACATCCTCATACACTTCGCAATTCTGAAGCTGCCAGCCCAAGAATTGATTGCCGTTATGTTTGATATTCTTGCCTAGAATTAACTTTTCCAAATGCTTAGATGGGTTGCTTAATACCGCCATACCTTGCCCGACCTTTTTGACCGGCATAGCATCATCATTCAAACGCGCAATCAAGCTTGCGGCGTTATATGCATCGTAGCCAATTTCTTTGATATCGTATTTGCCTGCCTGCTGCTTAATGTATTCGCTGATCTCGCGATCATCCATCACGTTGCCTTGCGTCAAGTGCAATATTCCAGAATCTTTCGCATTCCTAAAGATATCTTGGTAATGCTGCGGCACATGGTCTAAAGCATCTTCCGGCAAAAAGAATTTCCACTCGGCAAAATAGTCATCCTCGGCATATCGCTTTAAAGTGCAGACCGCATTCAAATCTCGCGTTGCTGCCAAGTCAAAGCCGATAAACACCGCTTCGGGTTGCCGGTCATCCGCTTGCGCCGCGCATTCATCCCAATGTGATCGGTCAATCCAAGCTGAATTTGCGCTTACAAAAACATTCAGCGTCTTGCAAAGAAACTCATTAAGCGTTGCCGGTTTGTATTTAGCTTCTTCAGCCCTTGCCGCGATTGCTTCTTCAAATACCGATATGCCATGCATCGGGTTTGCTTTGCCCCATATCAGTGGATCGCGCCAATCATCCTGCGGATCAAGCCCGTATAGCAACCCAAACCATCGCGGATTATCCGGCGCTTCGCCCGATAGCATGGTTTGAAACATCAACAAATCTTCATAAAACTTTGTGTCTTTAGTGAAACTGGCGGTCGTGATGTAGATGCGCAGCGGATTCTTTCGCGCCACCATGCCCGAATGCAAAACCTCAATCGAGTTCCGGTCAATGATCTGCGCCGCTTCGTCAATGATGGCGCAAGATGGGTTTAAGCCATCGCCGGTTTTCTTGGTATCCCGCGATAATGCTTTAAACATTGATTGCGAATCGCCAAGTTTGGTAATGTGCATTTTTTGCACATTGAACAACCCGGCAACTTCTTGCGGCATGGATTCGATCAAGCCGACCGCCGATGTGAATACGATGCTTGCCTGATCCCGGCTTGTTGCGAGTGTATAAACCTCGGAACCTTTTTCGCCAAAGATCAACTCATACAAACCAATAACCGCGATGAGCGTTGATTTTCCTGCCTTGCGAGGAATGTACACAATGACATCGGTGGTCATCCGCTTGCCTTTGTCTTTCTTAGACCAAAAGCCATAGATGCCGCAGATCAACAGGATTTGAAACGGTTCGAGAACTAGCGGCTTGCCTGCATCCGCGCCTTTTGCATGGCGCAGCAGTGATGCAAATTTTAGGAAATGGTCAACCGCTTCCGGGTGAAATTCCCATTCCCATTCGCGGTTTTCTAGTTGATTAAGGAATCGTTGACACGCCAACAGCACGTTGCGGCAAACTAAGATTTCACCCTTCACCACTTGATTGGCGTAGATGACGCCATCTTGCCATTTCATTGCGGCTGCCAACCCTTCAGGAAGTCAGCCAATGGCGAAGCATCTTCCAGCTTGTTTGCTGCCAATCTGGATTTGGGCGTAAGCCCCAATTCGTTCATAATCTTGATGCAGTTTTCCATTGCCTTATTTGCAATAGCAATATAAGGGTTTGGCGCAAGGGTTTTGCCGTTGTTGATTTTAACCACCAGCGGATGCTTGTCCTGCTGCGACCTAGCATCGATGTATGTTTGCATTTGGTCTGCCAGCATCATTAGCGTGTGCCGATCCTGATCGGTGCCGATGCCATAAACATCAAACAAATACTTTGCCGTTTCATCAACAAACCGCTGCTTGGTAAATAACTCCGGTTGGCTTGCCCACTCAGCAAACGGAATCCGCGCTTTTAATTTTTCCGGCATGATGATACCGGCGTTCATGCCTTTGCTGCCATGAACTGCGTGAACCTCTGGCGGTAGTTTATTGTGTGCTGCCATTTTAGCAATTAAATAAATTGTTGCATTGGGTTAATTTTTGCCATATAGTCAATCATACACTTTTGGGAACTTATCATGATGCAAACTAAATTAAGCCAAGTTAAAGCCGCATACGTTGCAGGCAATTTTAAAAAAGCGATTCAAATCGCCGCAAAATTTCATGATTTGGGCGATCATCGCGCTGAAATTCTTGATGCACATCTTGCGCTCACAAATCCGCGATGGGCAATTCAATTAAATAAAAACTTAGATCAAACAATCGATGCTGGAATCAAAGCTTTAGCTTGCCGCTACAATTTCTAACATTGACTCATCAATTTCAATTTCGCCGCAAGCATCTGCGGCTTTTTTTCCATCGCCCTTTACAAATACCAAAACATTTTGATGTGCCTTGCCAAGCTTTCGACTTGATGCAAATGTTTTTCCAGCCCTCAAAGCAACCGATCCGCATGGCGTAATTAAAATTGCTTCATTGTAATATTCCAATCCAGCTTTTCTAAATGCTTCAATCGTGTCGCCGACAAAATTGTAATAATTGCCTTTTTTGTTTCTCACGTCACCAACAACAAAACAAGCAAATCGATTATTTTTTAATCTGTCGCAACTTTTTTTTATGATCTCAAAGTATGCTTTTTTAAAATCATCATATTGCATTGTTGACAAATCTTTTGGATTGTCGCTGTAAACTTCTAAGTCTGCGTAAGGTGGGCAACTAAAAATAAAATCTGCTTCAATATCTGCGCAAGTTTTGTCAATTAATTGACTATCGCCGCAAATCCAAGCTGGCGCAAATTCATCGTCTATGCAAATTTCTGCGCCTTGATTTTGATTTGCTAAAACTTGTTCTTCGCGCAATTCATGCCCAACATATTGCCGATTTAATTTTGCAGCAACTATGCCGCGAACGCTACCGCCTGCAAATGGATCAAGCACTATTCCTTTTTCCGGCGAAAACCATCGATAAGCAATTTCGCACAAAACCGGATCAAATATTGATGTGCCAGATTCGCCATTTTGTCTAGCAAGCATATCAGGCGACCCGCCTGCTGGCGCATCTCGCCCCTCTTCTGATTTAATGCCCAAATTGAGCCAAGCTTTTTTTCTGTTTTGCCACCAACCCTCACGCGCATTTAAAGTTGAAAATGGTGGAATTAAAAATTTTTCAGCTAAATTCCCGCCGCCATTCCCGCCCTCTTTTTCTTCTTCTTCATTTTGTAGCAAATTGTTAATTTCATCTTCGCCAAAGCCTGTCAGCGCAAGATCAAATCCATCAAGTTCCAATTCTTCAAATTCAAGCGCCAGCATTTCATTATCCCAACCAGCATTTAGCGCCAGCTTATTGTCGGCAATGATCAGCGCCTTTTTTTGCGTTGGCGAAAGATGCGATAACTCAATGACCGGAATCTTTTTCATCCCAAGCTTACGCGCAGCCGCCAACCGACCATGCCCGGCGATGATGCCTGCCTCGCCATCAACTAAGATCGGATTAGTCCAGCCAAACTCTTTAATGCTTGCCGCGATCTGCGCAATCTGATCGTCGCTGTGCGTTCGGGAATTCCTTGCGTAAGGAATTAACTTTTCGATTTCGATTTCTTGAATTTTCATTTTTTGATTTGCGTCTTAAAAATTTTTTGCGTTTAGGGAAATCCTTTTGCGTTTAGGGAAATCCCCAAGTTGCGCAAAGTTTAACCTCCCCATAGCCGTGGTCTATATGCAGAAAGTTGCCCCCGCGCCTGCTCCCCTATAAAGGGAAAAATTTTAAGTTATTGATAATTTTTTGCCCATTTTTTTATTTTTTTTACAACACTTTAATAGCTTGGGCATATTGTGTGTGCGCGTAGCATAGCCCAGGACTAAGATATATCTTTGCTAATGTTTTGCCAATAGCTTGAGCCTATACATTGCCATCTTTATACTGCAATCCAACCATACGCACATAATCATCGTCGGTGTACTGCACTACGCCATGCGCTGTGTAATGTAGATATATTCCTTTGCTTTCATCCTGCGTCTTAAGCGTGTGGCAAGCCGCGCACAATGATTGGAATAGGTTTAACCGGAACTTTGCTGGATCACGCCGATGTGGGAACACATGATCAACATGATTCGCCGCGGTGATCTTTCCCTCGCTTTGGCATCGACCGCATAATGGTTGGCGCGATAACTGTGATGCCCGTATCTTTTCCCACACCCGTTGCCCGTATAGCTTTAGGTTAGCTTTTGCCTTTTCGGAAAAGCCGCCGCCATGCTGGATGCAAAAGGTAGAGCGCCCGGTCTTAGGGTTTTGGCACCCCAACTCTCGGCACTTGGTGTTAAGCGGTGCGGTTGGCATCGAATCAACAACTTTATAAAAACAAACATTCTTGGATCGGCGCAATTGCTCGATTCCAATACAATGCGCTTTGATGAGATTCAATCCGTTCGCGCATTAGGGCAGCTCTTGATTCCTTTGTCGGTGGCGTATATGTGCCGCGCCATGCGTTATCAATTCCGATGTTTTGACCGATGTTTGTACTATCAGCCGAAGCAAATGGAAACTTTGTAAATACGTCAGGATTCAACATTCGCAACCCATGAATTTTCGCTTTGGGCAATCCATGCTCATCACAAATCACGTTCATAGCTTCAGCCATCCGATTCCACCAAGCATTTGTGCCGATGTCAGCAAAATCACCAGACGAACCCAAACAAATTCTAGGGTAATTGGCAACCAACCGATCCAGCCGATCTAAGCTTTCGTGCAAATGCCAAACTGGTGCGCCAATGTGCGCTGGAAATGGAAATTCTGCCAAAAGCGCATCATTTGCAATTTCATCACCATCAATGACATCGGGAATAACCGCAAAATCAAAAGATGGATACCGACACAAGCCTTGCACCCAATCATAAAATGGCGACCAATCCTCTACTGGATTTCCTGATTTCCACGCACTGAAAGCGCCATTATCAACAGCAAACGATTGTGTTGCTTCCAACGCCAATGCCAATTGATCAGGATGTCGGAAGCTTACAAATGCGTGTCCACCTGAAATCGCTCGTAATGCCGCCGTTGCTGGCGTTATTGGCAATCCATGATAGTGAATCATAAAGTGCCGCGAATCGTTTCAACTTCGACACCATCATGAACTGCTTTTAATATTTGTTTGGTGTTTGGAAATTGGTAAATTAGTCCATCTGCAATTTTTTCGTGATACTCAGATTGCCATAATTCACAAGCAATTATAATTTTTTCAACAAAAATTATTTCTTTTGCCTGTATTTCCAAATCATAAAAAATTTGTTTCCCGTTATTTGGGCAAGTAACGGCAAATTTGTGTTTATAAAAATTCATCTTTCATTACCTTGTATTGTCTTGTATTAGGTTGCCGGTCTTTCCCGGCAGTCAGTCGGTTGCCCGACAAGCAAACAGCAAACCTCTGCGGCATTGGCGCATATGCTGAATGATGCTTGCTTATTCTTCCGCTGCTGGTTCAGGTGCTGGCTTGGGCGACCGCATCAATGCAGCCAAGTGTTCCAGCGCAACGTATTCAGCCGTGTCGGGCTTGGCTTTAGCCATTCGAGCGTTGATCTCTTTAGGATCAAGCGTTTCCACATAACCTGCTGCTGCCTGTGCTAATGATTGGTAGGTGGTGGTCAAATGCTCGATGGCATCGTCAAGTGCTTTGCTCATATCAAATCCTTATTTAAGAAAACGCAATTTATACATCGTCGAATCGATCTGGTCTGTGATCTCATCGGCAAGGTTTTGCAGTTCGGTATCTTCGCCGATATATGGTCGGCAAGCCTCAAATTCGTTGCGCAGTTCGGTCAGATAATCCAGCGGTTTCATGCCTTCGTAGGATTCTTCGCCCTCGCCATAGCCGCGCAATATCTGCTGATTCTTGCCTTGCCATGCCTCGATCAGCGCATCCACCAGATCGGGAATCGCTTCATAGTATTCGCCAAGCGCCATGTGTTCTGCATAACTTTCGCTTTGCAAATGCATGATGTGCGTGACCGTTGCCGAGTGCAGCAAATCAAACATCATCTCGCCAAGCGATTCGTTTAATTCGTCGCTCTTGACCGCCTGCCCGTTCTTGATTGAAAAAGTAACCATATCGACCCCTAAGTGTTCTTGATCAGAATGCCTTCGATAATAATGCCTGCTGGCATCGTTCCAGTTGCAGCCGCTACCTGCCATTGCAAATCGGTCTTTTGCGTATAAGGAAACGGTATGCAGCGCCGAGCGTTGTAGTTCAATGCGAATGGCGATTGCAGCACCACATATGTCGTGCCATTGGTGTTGTCTGTCGCGCTTACCCGGTACAAGCCGTATGCATTACCGCCGCCGCCCTGATTGTTGTACGCATCGACCCGGTACAGGAAAAACGTATAGCCGTCTGGCACCGAGTAAACCGACATTTGTGTGCGCCCAATGCCTGCAAGTATCTCGGCATAAATGGCTGTCTTTGCAGCGTTACCGATCAGGATATTGCCGACCGGATTTGCATAAACTGCATCTGTTGCAAATGCGCTGTTGACCCGGATGAATTGATTGGTGGTCAGTACGCCTGTAGTGCCGTTGGTCAAAATGACCGCTTCCGATATAGGCAACCAGTTCGCATCCAAGCCGCTAATTACAATCCGGCAATTAACATCGGATGCCGACGAACTGTAAACAAGCAAATTTAATGGTGCAGCCGGAAAGTTATAGACAGTCGTTCGTTCCCAAGCTGGAATAAATGTCGTGCCGACCGATGCTTGATACCCAAAGATGTTGACCAACGAATGCCCAGTGATCAAGCCCCGCGCCACCTGCAATTCAAATGCTTCGGTGCGCTCGTACTGCGTGATCGATGGGTTGTATATCATGATGCCGCCTTATAGATGGCCTCGAGTGCCATTTCGGGCGAATTGACTACTGCAATCTGCCCCCGCCAACCATGATGCCATAAATGTTGCTCCGGTGTAAGTGCCTGCGCATATACCGGCTTTTTGCCATCTTTAATTTCGAGCAATATATTTTTGCCCCGATAGCCGCATACCAAGTCGGGAAAGCCTTTACCCATCCCGCTGGTCACGGCGACCGATATGTGATGCTCCCGCAAGTAATTGACCACGGCTTTCTGATTTTCATCAATGCGATGCGCTTTCATTTTCCGGCCTTGTATTCCGCTTCTAAAACCCGAAGATCATTCGCCGCATCCGATACGCCATGCCAATCGTTGCGCTCAATCATCACTTGCATATACCGCAGCAATGCTGTGTGCTGATGTTGAAACAATTGAAAATTAACAAATTCGGCATTAGTCATTTTTGATTCGTTGTCCGGTTTTTGATGTTCGTTGTGATTGCCACTCATGATTGCCCCCTTGCTCGTATTTCTTCTGCGCAAGATTCAGCCGCAACAAGCGCGTGCCAGTCTTGTTCTTTGGCTAAATCGTCAGCAAACTCATCACACACCTTCGCACACGCCTCGCGCTCCGCTGCTGCGACTAGGTTGGCAAAGCGTTCAAAAAATATCTCCCAATTCACCTGATCTTCTTCAGGCCAAAACGGTAGGCAACAGTCGCAGTTAATTACAGCCGCCTCCCGCGCCATGCGGATGATGTCATCTCTTGTCATACCAATCTATCCTCTTTTGTATTTTGGCATCCTCTGCCTTAGTAAATTTGCTGCAATCGTGTTCTTTTTCCAGCGAGTAAAACGTTGCCATCGTCATCAAACAAAAACCGAAGCCATGTTGCGACATCGTTTTGTCCTTGCGCAAGTCTAACCATCGGCAGTCAATACATTTCATTGCAAATATTTCAAATTTGATGCTGCGGTCTGGAATTCCAGCGCCACATGGTTGCTGCCGTTATTCAATATCGCTTCGGCCTTTGCCTGATCGCCAACCAACACTGGCAGATTCAGCGGAAAGCCGTTTTGCGCGTTTTGGGCGTTAGCCATGCCGATTAGCCGGGATTGATACTCCGGCGTTTCATCGCGGATCACGAAGCCCCGATACCGATTCTCGAAATGGTTTTGAACAAACGGCCATTCATCCTCGGTCTTATTGCCCAAGCTGATCCAGCCGCCCATATCCTCAATCACTCGATGAATCACTGGATCATCGAACACTACATCTTGATATGTGCCGACTAGCCTGATTGCCTTGTCCACCTTCGACCATGCTTGCGATGCCTGATCGACGGTGCGACCCTTCAGATACTTTGCAACGTCTGCAATCTTCGGCATGAACTGCCCGGTGTCCGGGTTTTGCGTATGCTGCCAAAACGCCTTTTCTACCGCGGCATAATCGTATTGCTTCAACCCTTCCCAATAAAGCCGCATCACGTTTTTGCTGATCTGCTTGCCGTAATAGTCCGATATGCCGTTCAGCATCACAAAGAATCGGTCGATGTCCTCGTTAACCATTTTTCAACTCCGCGATCAATTCAGCAGCGATCAGTTCGTTTTGACTACGATACCCGATTGCAGCCCTTTGTGGCGATTTTGCTGCCATCCGTTGATTGCGTACCCAGTTGCGCCAAGTCGCTTCCCAATCGGCCTTCACGCCTTTCTGCCCGGCCTGCGAATGCCAATAGTCGCGGAATGTGGCGGCAACATCGGTCGGGTTTAAGTCTGGTCGCTCGTTTTCGCAGAATGCAAGCATCCGGTCATTGGGTTGCCAGTCTTGTGGCAAGCGCGAAGCGCGTTGCGTCTTTTCTTCCTTGATCCTTGATCCTTGATCCTTTCCTTGATCCCTTCCTTGATCCTCCGACGAATCCTCTCGAATCTTCGCGAATCCTCTCGAATCTTCGGGTGGTGCAGGCAATTTTGATTTGCTTGGCTTATCAATCTTTTGATGATTCAACCACTTACAGATTTCAACATAAGTGGCGTCTTCGATTTGATAACGCACAATGCACTTTTGTGTTATCAATTCATCAATCCACTTATCAATCAGCTTTGGCGCATCGGTATCGTATGGAAAAAGAATGCTCGCGAGCATTCGCGAATTGCCGCGAAGCCTACCTTCATCGTCTGCAAGCGTAAAAAGCATAATAAAAAGTAAACGCGCATCGCGGCTTACTGCGCCCATGCTTTCGCTTTGCGGAAATTCTGGTTTGATTGTTCGAATCCTAGCCATGATTTGCCTCTCTAATTTTATTATGGCAAATGCCGCAGAAATATCGAAAAGCGCCAGAGTAACCCCACGGTTTTTTTGCGATGGCAATTTGCGCCGCCTCTAACACATCGAAGTAATTCAATTTTGTTAAAAAGGTTTTAATAGATAAAAACCAATCTTTGCGAATTGAATCTTTTGTTGGATGCAATATCCCCACAATATCCCATGCTTCATCTTCAATTCTGCTTTCAATTTCTAACTTAATTTTTTTGTAAGCCTCAAGCTGTTCCTCTAATTCTTTGGCTTTTTCGGTTTTCAAAACCAATGACATCGGCGCTTGATTTAATGGCGATGCACCCTTACCGCGATTGCAATCAAAGCATGATGTTATTAAATTATCAATGGAGTTATCGCCGCCATTTGAAACGGCAACAATATGATCAATCTCTAAAATTGTTGATGGTGGATTTTTGCCGCAATATTGGCAAGCAAATGAATCGCGCTTGAAAATCTCAAAACGCAATTTTTTAGAAATTGATTTGCGTTTGTTTACAGCAGACGAAATTTCGCCCATGTTTGCCCCTTCAGTCTAAAAGGTAAGCAGTCACAAAAGAAGCAAAAGGCAGGAGGGTGACTGATCCTCTTTTCGGTC